CTACGGTATGCGGTAATCCCATGCGATCTAGATAGTGTGTTAGTCTTGTATTGAGATAACTTAAATTTTGTTCTATAATCTTTTTTCGTATAAAACTGTCTTTGCTAGTTAATAACTTTAGCAAAAAGTCCTGATGATCTTGTAGTCTTGTAAGTTCGTTGACTGTGTCATATGACACTTCTTCGGCGGCTGTAGCAGTCATCTCTTCTATCTGTTCCGCATAAGGATCAATTTCTACACGTTTCGCATCTAGTTCTTTTTGTAGATTGGCGAGATTGGCTCGATGTTGTATGGCATCTTCTTCTTTGTCATAAAACATCACTGGACGTTTGCCTATCTTACCTAAACTATCAACACTTGATTGCAATTCATTGACAAGATCAAGATATTGTTGGCATGCTGTGATAGCTGTTGATAATTCTTTCTTTTTTTCCGCTAGCACTGCCTCGTGTTTGTGATCATGGAACTCTTGACCGCAGGTATGGCAAGTGTGTTGTTCAAGTGTAGCGATTTCGTTAGTAAGCTTCTTAGTTGTTTTTTCTTCTCGAGCATGATCCATTTTTGCTCGGCTAATTGCCGTCGCATGGTCGTTTAGATTTTTCCTCAGTGCTTCCCATGTTGCAAATGCTTTGTGTGATGAAATTTCAGCTTCGATGTCAATTTCTTGAAACGTTGCCAGCGCCGATTCAAGCGATAACAAGTCTTCTGCATTTTTTGCTTGCCATAATGTTTGTCTACGCTTAACTGCTTCTATTTGTTCTTGTATGCGTTTGTTAGCATCTTGAACAGCACGTATTCTAAATTCTTCTCGAGTAATATCTTCTTTGGTTGTGCGTGATAATTCTTTAATGCGTTCAGCACGTTCACTTAACATGGTAATGCCCAACAACTGCTCGATAATAGTGCGTTGATCGTTGGCTTTTAATGATAAAAACGGCTCAGTATAAGTATTCAATGCCATGATATGTTTAAACATGTCATGACTCATACCCAAAATATCTTCTATGGCGTCTTGTGTTTCACGGCTATCACCTTGGGCATTGTCTTCTGCCTCAGTGACTTTGTTATTGACATAGAATTTTAAAATGTTAGGCTTACGTCCGCGTTCAATTTTATATTCTTGTTCACCAACAACAAAGTCTAAACTTACCATCATACCTTTGGTGTTGGTTTTATTAACAAGATTGTCTCGGCGAATATTACTCAATGCTTGCCCATATAAAGCATAGCTTAGGGCGTTTATGATTGTAGTTTTCCCTGTGCCATTCCTGGATCCGTCCCCACCCAAATCTAAATTTTCTCCCAGTACCAAAGTTAAATCATTGCGATCAAAATTAATACCTTGTGTGGCATTACCCACACTCATGAAATTTTTAACTGAAAGATTTTTTATTTTAATCATAGATTTTGATATATTTTTAATAGTAATTTAGGATCGTAGAATTCTGACTCTATATTAGTAATCTGATCTGTAACAATTTGATCTACTGATTCAAACTTTACTTCCCCGGGTGCTAGATCTACATCAACATCTGTGCGCTTACTGGGTATAAGCGCCATTTCTCGTAAGCCATGAGTTTGTATAAATGTTTCTTTAATAAAGGTAGCTTCTTCGTAGGATATATCGATATCTAATTCCACGCGAACATGCATGTTTTTCTTTAGTATACTGCCGCCTTGATCAATAGCTTCGCTTAATTTCATAACACGATACAACGGTTGGTTTGGCCAAGCATGGAATTTGGGAGTTTCTCCCCAGTTTAATACCATCATGCCACGATCTTCATCGCCGGCGTCGGCAAAATTATGCGGGAAACAATTTCCTATATAGGTTACGTTATTTCTCTGTTGGCGCAAATGAAAGTGGCCGCTAAACACGCTACCTACTCCGCCAAAATGATCTAATTTTATATCACCGTGATCAGGCATTGACACCATAGCATTCATTTTAAAATGTGGAAGTTCAAAGTGTCCAAACATATAATCAGCTGACATTTTGTGTAGTTTTTTGTAATCATCCCCCACTAACCACGGAGCTATTATGACATTGTCTTGTTTGAACCAATCATTTACTACAACAATATTTGGAATATGTCGAGCCCACTCGGCTCCGTGTATATCGCGTTTGTCTCTATAATACAAATCGTGATTTCCTGGAATAAAGTAGAATGTGTCAAAAGCACGACTTAGTTTTTCTAATGCCTGAACACTAAACTGCAGTGTTTGTAAATTAATGCTGGCTCGATGATTGTGCCAGTCTCCGAGAAACATTCCAGTTTCACATCCTTCTTCTTTTGCCTTAGATATAAACCAATCTATAAATGCTTCACAATCTCGATTGTGAATTAAACTGTTAGATTTCAAACCCCAGTGTACGTCTGTGCAAACAGCGGCTTTCTTAAAAAGATTTGTCATATAGATTTAGTATACAGGAATGCGTCGAGAGAAACAACTATTCTGGCAGTTCTTCTTCAAATGTGGTAATAGTAACTTTGGCATCTAAGTTTTGATCTTTTTTGCCAGCATTTTGTCTAGTCCAACTTGGATTCAGCCCATTCATTTCTAACATATCGTCACGAATGTTTTGATTCTTTTTTTCACTGTTGAGTACATGAGTAAATGAATTGGTAATAGCCGCGGTATAATAAGCAAAAGGATTTTGACTCTTACTTTCGTCAAATCTCAATCCAATTTGACTCAACTGAACTAGGGCCGCCCCTCTCATTTCTTCATTATAGGTATTACCAGTTAGGTATACAGTGCCATTACGTCTAGCTACAAAGCAGCCATATTCAGTTTCTGGACACCATACTTGTCCTTGATACGCAGTAGTGGGTTCGTTGGGATGAGTAATTTTGCCTTGGCCAACGTGGGCTCGGCCATTGCGTTTGCCACCGTGAAAGTTAACACAATGTACTTTGGTAGTGTTTTTACTTTTAGAAAATAAATTTACGGCATAGCATTGACTTGGTTTACCAAAAGACAATGATTCTCGCAGATGTGTATTGGTTCTCACCCCCGCTAGTACGCACAATGCTTGGAATAAGTCAACATGATGTTTGTCTTTTTGAACATAGCTTCTACCACCGTTGGCTCTACGCCAGCCATCACCGTCAATCATAGTTTCAATCAACAGTTCGCGCTGTCGAACGGTCAGTGCTAGTATAAATTCCATATTGAGATTTTTTTCCGGAAAAGTTTTTATAATCTCTCTGCAGTCATTTCTGCTGATAGAAAAGCAGAGATTCTTACTTCTTTGTCCTTCACTAAATTTATAATTTAACGCAGTCAAGCAGTTTCTAATACGATCAGCTTTGGCTCCAGCATTTTGATAAATCGTGATACGTTTAATATTCCCCAAATGTTTTTCATCATGTCGTTCAATTTCATAACAGCCTTCGGTCATGATCCATCCTGCTAGTTCTACAAAGCTGTCGGGATATACTGCCTCGTTGGTATCCCGAGGAGCAGGCGCTAACAATATCATACGATCTGTTTCTTTCAGTAGCTCTACAGGAACAAGTCCAGTGTCAGTGACTATTTTGTGATGTGGTGTGACCAAGGAGTCTAGACCACGCATGGTCAAACGATGCATTAGACCATTGTAATTATCCCGGAAAATACTGCGGATCTTACTCCAAGCCAATTCACTGCCGTTATAACTTAAAATACGATCTTGTTTAGATATATCGTTGATGCCCACCCAGCCTCGATTGGTCAGTGCTTCTGTGACTTCATCAACGCAGTACCCGCGCCAGTTGCTGCGGGTAGCATAACGATCGCACAACTTCATAAACATGGTGGCTAATATGCGTGTCATGTTACCGTGATCTTTACTGAATTCACCATTTTCTAAATCACCTTGCCAATGGCTCTTGCCCACAATATAGGGTTGTTTTTTACTGTCTATCCTATAGTGATAAAATGGAGGAAATGGCAATCTCACGTATTTGTCGCTCATTACGGGATCATCTGGTAAAACAGGAATAAGTTCTTCTTCTGCATCATCAAAATCAAATAGATCTTCGATTTTTTTCTTTTTAGTAGCGGATTTGGGTATTTTTTTTGGAGCCATAGGTATATGATCCCAGCAGGTAATTCTAAATACTAAATCAGTATTGGGTATTTTTTTAGGATCTGTGACTACACCAGTTTCTTTTTTAATACGATCAGCACGATTACGTCTAGCCTCTGCTACTGTGCGCTGATTGATTTTCATTACTGTGGGCAAAATAATGTCGTATTGATGATCGTTTACAGGATCTAAAAATGAACAGTAAGTGTTTTTGCTAAGATGTATTTGTGTTAAAATATCTCGATTATTAAGATATATGGTTTTGGTACCTTGTTTGCCTATTGCGGTTGTAGCCACTAGTTAATCTCCTGGTTGTGTATTTATTGTAGCACAAAAACAACAGAAATCAACCTTTTTATATAAAATGGACACATTATTTAAGGCATAAATATGGTATAGGATAATAAACAATGGCAACCAATCAACCAGTAAACAATCCTCCTGATCCCCAAGTGCCGTCAGACGCACAAACCACGACTATTTCTATTAACACTCAGCCGGATCCCTTGTCGCCAGCTTTAGATGGTTATAATTCCCCGCCAACAGATGCGGTACCGGCAAATGAGTTTATCGGCTCACCGAAACCAATTATATCAAATGCTGTATTTGAGGCGCAGTCATCTAGCCTTACCCCAATTGGCTCGGCAGCACCGCTAATATCAGACGCTGTGACCTCGGCTCAAGCAGCCAGCGGCTCTGGAATCAGCAGTTTTGTAGGTGAACCCAAACCAGTTATTTCAGATGCGGTAGCAAACGCACAAGAATCCAGCAATACTGACTCTAGTATTTTTAATGGTAATCCCACTAACTCTGACCAGCCGCAGTCAACAGCCATGGTTGGTGTGATGAATGCCCAGCAACAGCCCAGTCGTTCGGCGGTACAAGGTGTAAGACCATCTAGCAATGACTGGCGGTTCAGAGTAAGTCTCGCCCCAAGTGCTAATTATCTCTATATGGGCTCTAACCCTGGCATACTGTCTCCACTACAAGCCACAGGCGGTGTATTATACCCTTACACACCAAAAATTGAAGTAGGGTACAAAGCCAATTACTCAGCTTACGAGCTTACACATTCTAATTACAAAGGATACTACTATAAAAATAGCAGTGTAGATGCTATTACTATAACCGGACATTTTACCGCACAAAACACCACCGACGCCAACTATCTTTTGGCGGTGATTCAGTTTTATAAATCGGTTACTAAAATGTTTTATGGACAAGACGCACAGCGTGGTACACCTCCTCCCCTAGTTTATCTCACAGGATTTGGCACTTATCAGTTTAATAATCACCCAGGCGTGGTTCAAAGTTTTACCTACAGTTTGCCCGACGAAGTGGACTACATAAGAGCCGACACCGTTAATCAAGCTGGCAGCGCAGTGCCTTTGGGTGGATTGACTGGAGCTTTACAAAATTTAGGTACACCCGGGGCTTCGGCTATAGTGTCTAGGTTGACTAATGTTGGAGCCACCGTGGGTGCGGTTAGCCAGGCAGCTAGTTTATTTGGCATTGGTGGCAAGGCTAAGCCGCCAGTTAGTCCTACTTATGTTCCTACCAAAATGGATATTACCGTTTCTATATTGCCAATCATAAGTCGCAAAACTCAAAGTACTGAATGGAGTTTGGATCAATTTGCCAGTGGAGCCGGAATTACGAAAGGATGGTGGTAATGGCCACGTATAATCAATCTAGTCCCTATTTTTCAACACAATATAGTCAATTCTTTTTAGATGTAATGGTCAATAGACCTATACCTAAATTGCCCGGAGATCAGCTGTTGACTCTAAATCAAACTTATCAGTATAGACCTGATTTATTGGCTTATGATCTTTATCAAAATAGCTCACTGTGGTGGGTATTTTATCAACGTAATCCCAATACCCTTACCAGTCCGCCTTTTGATTTTACTTCGGGCACACAAATTTATCTTCCAAACATTAATACTTTAAAATCAGCTTTGGGCATCTAAAATGACACAAGACCAGCTTAATAGATATGCGGCTATAACTAATCAAATAACACCGCTCACACAACAATATGCTCAAAGTCGGCAAAATCTTGCAGATGCTCAGGCCAGCGGTGATCCTGCTGCAATCGCGGCAGTACAAGAACAGCGAGCACAATTATTGTCACAAATATCAACGCTTGACCAACAGCAAACTGCTATCTTGAATGGAACAGACGGCACAAATGATCCTGTTGTAACAACTTCAACTAGTCAAAGTACCAGTAGTCAACCTGCCACTGGTCCAATTGATAATGCTCAAAATATATCAGGCACGCCAGCAGTGGCTAATAGCCAACCAGGAGCTGCCGCTCCCAGCGACGATGCTGGCGTTATCACACGAAGTACTGTTAATCAGAATATCAATTCAGCTACCACACCCACAGGAACAATCAACCCTCAGCCAAATATTTTAGATTCATTTGACAGTTATACATATTCTTTGAGCTGGTATATGCTGACTCCTGCTCAATTCAGCTACGCCCTTAAAGTTCCCACTGCTCAGTGGAATCCTACACAATGGTCATTGTTGATTCAAAGCGGTGGTGCTGCTGTGAATAATACGCAATCTGCGCCAACTGTAACTGGAGCATATAATAATCCTGCTACAAATACTAAATCTACTGTATCTGGTAATAGAAACCCCTATTTTAATTTGGACTATTACTTAGATGATTTAGAAATTGAAACAGCTTTGCTTAAAAACGGTATGGTGGCAATTTCTTCTATGAAATTTAAAATTACTGAACCCACGGGTATAACTTTATTAAAAAATCTAAACAATGCTTACAGAGACCTTACTAAAAACCCTCAAGCTAATTTAATAGCCGCTCAATTTTGTATGGTGATTAATTTTTATGGGTATGACTCTCAGGGAAATCAAATTACTCATTCTCCGGTAACAAAATATTATCCTCATATAGTGACAGAATTAGAATTTAGAATGGCTGATAAACAAATAGAATATTCAGTTACAGCAGCCTTCGCTAGCACTTATTATGGTACCTCTAGTTCAACTGCGTCAGTGCCAACTAATATTGAATTGACTGGGGTTACTGTAGATGATTTATTAAATGGATCTACTAATAACATTGCATCAGCAAATTCATCCAGCGATGGAAGACCAACAACTTCTGCTCCAACATCTTCGTCTTCAGCTCCGCTGAGTAAAGCAGTACCCAATATTAATGGCTTAGTAAATACAGGAACTAACATATTGAAAAATTATACTTCTAGTTCAGCAGAAATAGCTGCCGGGCAACAAGTAAACACAGATATTTCCAATAACGACGGATGGGGCCAAGGATAAAATGCCGGGTATAAGCAACTTAAATCCAATTACTACTTTTGGACAACAAGCAGGTGTTAGAGCTCCTAATATTTTACCCACCCTTGCCGCCGGATCAGCAGCCACTTCGGTGTCAGCACCACCAAACGCTACTTCTGCGCCTAAAGGAAATTCAAAATATGTTTATACTGGATTATGTGCGGCGCTTAATCAGGCGGAACAAGAATTAGTTCAAAAGGGCACAGTTGAAATAGCCAATACTTTTGAAGTTCAATTTTCTCCACCATCTTTGGCACAGTCTAAAGTTAAAGTTCCTGGATCAACAGACTATTCCTCAACCCCCATGGAAAACTCCAGTAGTGCGTCGTTAAATCCGGCTAGCAATAGTATGAATACCACAGCTGATTCTAGAGCAGTATCGCAAGGTACGCAAGTGGTACAGGTTATTGAACTGGTAATGAGAAATAGTGACTTTATTACAAATCAACAAAATGCTATAGTCAATCAAGAATCAGGAAATTTAACGCCAAACGCAAAAGCAAGCAGCTCAAAATCAGGCGACACACAATGGTTTAAAATCTCAGTTAATTCTTTGCCTATAGGTGACAAGATAGACTCCAAAAGAAATACCTATGCTTACAGAACTATATACACAGTTACACCTTACGCTTTGACTGACGCCAATAGTCAATTTTTTCCTGTTCCTAAATTTCGAGGTGTGCATAAAGTTTATAATTATTGGTTCACTGGGCAAAATACTCAGGTATTACATTATGAACAAAATTTTACAGCATTATGGCATAATGTTTCTGTTGGTATAGCTCCAGAAACACAAACAGTATCAACACAGCCTGGATTATCACAACAACTTTTAGAATGGGTATATCCCACAATACCAATGACTGCGGCAGCCCAAAGTGATCAGGGTGGAAAAAAAGGATCACTGAATCCTGCGGCCAGTTTGGCTGATTTTTTATACAGCAGATTCGATCAAGCTAAAATAACTTTGAAAATTGTCGGCGATCCTGCGTGGATACTACAAGGCGAGGTAACTGGAATAACAGGTAGTACTTTTCAATTTGGGGGGTTTTATCCTGACGGAACAATTAACACCGATGCACAAGACGGAGTCTTTGTTGTAAATTGGAATGCTCCTGAAGACTACGATCTCAGTACGGGATTGATGGATATAAATGCTACAGGTACAAACTATAACAATAGCAAATTATCAACTACTTCTGCTACTCAAAGCGCCGCATATTCGGCTATTAACGTTAAGCATACTTTTAGACAAGGCATGTTTGAACAAGAATTAACAGGAGTGCTGTTGACTAATTTAAGTCAACAGCAATTAGCATCCATCAACGGAACTGGCAGACCGCAATCAGTACAAACTAATATGTCAAATTCTCGGCAACCTAATTTAAAAGACGCTGTATCTAGTTTAGACTCTGGCGTTACATCTGCGCTGTCCACTATCAACACTATCGGAAGCAAATTAAAAACAGCTGGGTCAGCACTGCTTAATAATCTTCCTAGTCCATCTTATACCACACCTGTGTTGTTACCAGCTGATCCTGTGCCTGCCGCCCCGCCAAACGCTCCATCTAGTAACGGACAATCAGTTGAAACACCAGCAACGGAAACAGGCACCAACAATGCGAGTTTTGCCCCCGCACAAACAATTGCCGCGCCCGATGATGCTGGCCCTGGGTGAATAAACTAACTAAAGGATATATTAATGACAATCAATACCGAACGCACAACTGGTAGATCGCAAAATTACAAATTTGACCGCGGAGGAGTGCCTACAGATTTTGGACCCTTCAGTGGCGAAGTCATGAATAACGTTGACGCCACAAGGTCAGGAAGACTACAGGTTTACATTGACCAATTTGGCACAGGCAACAAAAATGATCAATCAAAATGGCGTACTGTCAGTTACTGCTCGCCGTTTGCCGGTGCTACTCCCAAGACCAGCACATCAACTGGTTCTGGTACGTATGGATCAAACAATAATCAACAAAGTTATGGTATGTGGGCCACTGTGCCAGATGTTGGGGTCACAGTATTATGCTTCTTTATAGGTGGTGATCCCAAGCAGGGTTACTATACTGGTTTCCTTCCAGGACAGGGTATTAACCAGATGACGCCGGCAATAGGTGCTACTACTAACGCTGCCAAACAAAATGCCGATCAAAACTCTTATTTTGCACAATCTACTCAGTTGCCCGCCACTGAAATAAACAATGCTTTGGAAAATACGCAGATTACCGAAAATCCACAATTTTTTAATCAACCTAAACCAGTACACAGTTACGTTGCCAGTGCTTTGTTTCAACAGGGCACAGTAAATGATCCTATACGCGGCACTATTACATCTTCGGCTCAACGTGAGAGTCCGTCTTCTGTAACTGGGTTGAGTTCTCCTGGTCGTCCCATATACACCGGGGGCCTACAAGATGCCACCATCAAACAGCAGATATCCGCTGGCACAGTACAATCAACGCAAACTCAAGTGGCAGGACGTAGAGGAGGACACAGCATTGTGTTAGATGATGGAGATCTTTCGGGAAATAATCAGTTGATACGTATTCGTACATCATTGGGACATCAGATTACTATGAGTGATGATGGCAGAAGTATCTATATAGCTCACGCCAATGGTCAAGCTTGGGTAGAGTTTGGGCAAGAAGGCACACTGGATATTTACACTACTAATAGCGTTAATGTTCGCACCGAAGGCACATTAAATCTTCATGCCGATCAAGATATCAATATTAATGCCGGGGGAAATTTAAACATGCTCAGCAATCTTGCTACAACTTTACAGAGTAATCAGAATTTTGGTATAATATCTAAACAAGATCTCAATATGTATGGTCAAGCTATGATAGGTATTAATGCCGGGGGAACATTGGGTTTAAAAAGCGGAAGTGGGGGCTGGACAGCCGACGGAGAATTGGCGTTTGACGGATCAACTATAGATCTTAATTCAGGAACAAGTTCTTCAGAAACTTCATTTATACAAACACCAAAAGGGTTGACTACATACACCATGCCCGATGCTTCATTTAATACATCTACAGGATGGCAAGTGGCCGCCACAAAATTAAACAGTGTAGTTACTAGAGCGCCAACTCACGAGCCTTGGCCTTATCACAATCAAGGAACTAAAGTAGACGTTAATCTCAGTGATGGCACAAATAGTACGCCACCCAGTGCTCCTGCTATTCCGCCAGGATTTGCCATTACACAGACGGGAAATTCAGTTACTTTGGCTGCTCAGGCATTGGCTACGGCTAAATCTGCGGTGGCATTTAATCAAGGTTCAACTACACAATAATGGCTAATTTTAATTATACTTTGCCCTCGGGAGACGTATTTACATTGACAGCTCCAGAAGGCACTACACAGATAGCAGCCGATAAAGTATTTTACGGTCAGGTGGCCGCGGGAAGTTTTGTAGGTTATAAAATAGGAGATAGTTTAACACATCCGGTTGAAACTTTTCAACAATTTGGACTGACTAGACTACAACGAGGCACCGCAGGAGTAGATGATAAAACTTTATTGGCAGTTATTGCAAATTTGCCTATAGTAGCAAGCATACCTACCACAGTATCAACCACTCCGGTTTCGGCCCCAATAAGTTCAGCAGATTATGCTCAGGTAATCAGCAATCCAACCCAA